CAAATTTCGTTGATACGAAGTGAACCTTTGATCCTGTTATCGGTGTGCCCCAAATTTCATTATTTATCCTGTAATTAGATATTGGTATTTGGAATAGTAGAGACATTGGAATAGCAATAACACCTTTAACAATATATTTATTTACAGTCCCTAGTCTACAGTAATTTGAATGTAGGCAGTTCTTACTGTTGGGATATAACCCCATCACTCTTAGGCCAGCTTTATTTAGAGCATCTTCCAATAGCTGTATCAGACTGGATAAGAAAGTGTACTTGTCTTGATAAGTACCAAAATAATCATTGATTGCTGTTAGAAGTTGGTGTGAGAGTTTGTAATTCATTCCAGATTTTTCCTGTATTTGTGTGTGTATTTCACCCATGAATCCATCATAATATGATCCAAAATTGGCTATCATGATAGATTCTACATTTAGAGCTGGAATTGATCTCTTTCTTAGTTTATGAACAGCTGGTTTGATATTGTCTGTTTTCATCCATTTATTGGTGTCTGCAATGTCCGTGTCAGATCTAAGACTCATTGTTAAGTAGCTTAGAATATTTGAAAGATAATCCTCACTTGTCATTAGTTCAGGCTCTGTTAGGTGTTTTATCTCTAATTGATTGTGAGTATCATGCTTCCAGAACCATGATTGAGAGGACATGACAGCAGCTAGCTCTATGGTAATAGGAGCAGATGGAATGGTCTCATTCCCCAGTTCTGACATTGCAGATGGCACAGTATGTATGGGAACTGTTGCCCTAGTTTTGAATCCTGTTGGCAATATGAATCTCGATAGAGGTGTTTGATTTGATGCTGGAGCAAATTTAAGTGTGTGCATTCTAGCTTCTGCATGCAGCTCCAAGAATTTAGATAAGTCCTTAAATGTCTGCCAACATGTTTGCAATCTTTCATAAGTTTTGAATTTAAAGACTGACACACTATCAGCAGTCTTTACTACTCTGATTTCATCCTCTTTCTTCTCTAACGTGTACTCTCTAGGGAATAAAGGGTCATTCTGAATTAATTGTTTAAGTGTCAATATTCTGAAGAATCCCTCTTTGTAGAATAGTCTTAACATACCCCACCTCCTATAGGCTAGAGTTGTGTTTAATAGATATGCCATGTATGCTGTTGTGAAAGAGGTGCCAGAATTTACAAATGTGTTAAAGGTGGAAACTGAGAACATGAGGTCATTCCAAAATGTGTGTGTAGTGGGTATTATGATATTCCCCACAGTTTGCTTAAGTGTTTGGTACATGAATCTCTTGGACTTGTAGAATACTGCCATTGAATTGAATTCTATGTAGTCTGTTGAGTCTAAGTTTTTGTAATTTGATGTTTTAATTGAGAAGGGAAGTAGGAATTTCTGGAATCCAAGGTAATAGTTCCTAAGTATTGGAATGTCCGTAGCTTCTATAGATTTATGAATGATCGTAACATCATCTGATGTACATAATGGATGAATGGAACTTAAAGTCAGTGACTTATCTGACTTCAGTATTCTAACAAAACTGAGCAATGTTAGAGAGTGATATAGTGAGCTTGTATAATGAAAGATACCTTCTCCCATATGAGATGGTGCATGTACACCAG